GTATGAGACCCCCGCGTCCCTCTTGGAATGTTGATCCTCTTTTCACGGGTTGGATGAAGACCCGTGTTCGTCACGCCATCGCGCGAAAAGACATGTCCTTCCTTTACTCCCTCCAAAAAGGGGTGAAGAAAGCGTGGCCCAAGATGTCTTCTCGTTCACTCGCAAAAGCGTATGACACTCACTCCGAGCTGTTCTCTACGGATCATGGTTTGTTACCCTCTGATTTAAAGGAAGAAGTTGAGATGTTGTCCCAATCGACTTTCAGTCATCTGGAACCGAAGGACTTTACCAAATTCATCCCTCGTGGGTCGGCATCTGTTGAGATGAGTCGTGCGAAAGGCGGTTGCTTGGAGTTGTTCGAGCCTTTTGTCCTCCCGTCAGGATCAGACGGGGAGGCTCTAGGACGACTCCGAGCATTACATTCCTCGTTGGAAAATTGGAGAGTCGCTAACATGCTCAGATCAAAAGAGCGTGTTGATAACGACATTTTCAACGAAGTTTTTCCAGAGTCTGTGGAGCTGCAGGCAATTGGTATCTTCGAACCCGGTAAGATCAGAATGATCACCAAGGGTTCAGGCCATTTGTATTCCCTGCTACAGCCCCTCCAAGGTGCCATGCTTGGAGCCTGGAAAAAACGAAAGGAGTCTACGATGCTTGATCCGGATTTGTCTGCCCGGATTGAGGAAATACACCAGCAGACACGGGGGACGGAGCTGACCCACTTTGCGAGCATTGACTATAAGTCTGCCACGGATCTCATCAAACAGGATGGAACGTTTGCAGCCCTCAGTGGTTTAGTGGGAAAGCCGTTTTATGAGTACGCTTTGGTCTCTTTTGGGATCGGGCGCATTCATTATCCGGCCGTTGAGGAGGAAAACCCTTCATCCCCCGACTTTGGACAGGAGATCCGCGAAGCCAGCACGGTTTGGCGGGTTGACGGGCAGCCCATGGGGCACCCGTTATCCTTCCCTCTCCTCTGTCTTATCAATCTTGCCGTGTTCCGTACCGCGATCAAACGTTGGATCCGTATCGGGAAACTTGGCTCTGTTTATTACAGGACCCAATTGGGTCGATTGATGCGTCGAAATGTTCTCGTGAATGGGGATGACATGATATTCAAATGTCATCCAGAATTCTACCCCATCTTCAATTCGACTGCAGCAGAGGCTGGACTCCAAATTTCCCCCGGGAAACAGTACCTTTCCATGTATTTTGCCATGATCAATTCTCAGATCTTTACGACTTCTAAACGTCGATGGCAAATCCCGGTGAATTTTTTCCTTCCGGAGCCATGGAATTTGGAGAATCCTCGGTCCCTTTACCGGGCCGTTCGTAGGTGTACGAATGAGGATGATACTGTTCCCCTGGCGATAACTGTCCCCGACTTCGGTCCAACCAAAAGAGTAGGCTATCTCAACATGAACATTGTTGATGGTAATACCTTGAAGAAGACTTCTGACGTGCAGGCAACTCCCGTTGCCATTGCCCGTGATCTCAATTCAATGATAGCCCTTTGCCCATGGACTCAATGCGTCCTCCCCGCCACTTTGGATAAGTGGAAAATCGACTGGTTTCGCCGTCGATTTCAGCCTGATTGGTTTATTAGGCCCTGGTTGGGAGGTTATGGCGTGGATCCTAAGTACGCCCCGCATGGTTGGAAACCTCGTCGGAACGCCCGCTTCGTTGCTTCCTGTTTCGTTCACGAACCCAAACTCGCCCTTTATCGAATGAAGGGACTGGGAGTTAAATTGGGTGACTAT